CTCCAGTTCACCAGCGCCCCCACCGACCATCAGGGCACGATCCGCCTCCAGACCGGCGCAGCCGACTACGCCGAGATCCCCGTGATCCGCGTCCCCAAGTGGACCGGCCAGCACGCCGCCGGCTACGCCCAGGAAGCCATCCGCGCCAAGGAATCCGCCGGCGCGCCCCTGCGCCTCCAGGACTCCAACATCGTCAACCTGACGAAGGCGTTCGCCGTCTACGGCTACGCCGCCATCTGGGCCCCCAAGCCCGGCCTCATCAAGCCCGTCAAGTTCACCGCGTGACCATGGCCGACGACACCACCACGGACGTCGAGGACGCCGACGCGCAGGCGCTCGCCAGCTACGTCCACGCCGCCGCCGGGGACGCCGAGTTCGTCGCCCAGTGCGCCCGCTCGGCCCGGGCCCGCGTCGCCAAAGAGATCGGCACGGCCACGGTGCCCACCGACATCGCAGCGCAGGCGGTCCTCGAGGTGGGCGCGAACCTGTGGGCCCGCAGACTCAACGCCCGCGACCAGGCCGCGCCGGGAGACACGGACACCACGCCCGCGTTCTTCCGGCCCGCCCTGGACCCCATGACACCCGCCCGCGCGCTCCTGCGCCCCTGGCTGGGGGTCGGCATCGCATGAGCGTCATCGATAGCCTGCACCGCCTCATCGACCAGGCCCGCGATCTGATCCCCACCGACATCCTCATCACAACCGACCCCGAGGCCGTGCGACCCGCCCTCAACTCGGGCCAGACCGTCCTGTGGTTCGTCTTCCCTGAGACCATCGCCTGGCCGGCCTACGGCATCAGCGAGGTCACGTGGAAGCCCGCCCTCATCTCCCCCGACACCAACGACCCCATGGCCGGCCTCGACCACCTGATCACCCTTGCCCACGACCTGGAGCTCCTCGGCGTCACCAACGTAGATGTCGATTCCCTCCAGATCGCATCCGGCCCCTACTGGCCGGCCCTGCGACTCACCCTCACCACCACCGAAAGGGATTGACCCATGGAATTCCCCAAGCTCGGCCCCGGCTCCCTCAAGTTCGGGGAGACCGCCAGCGTCGAAGAGTTCGCCCTCGCCTGCTCCTCCGTCACCCTCGCCCCCGACATGAAAGACGAGGATGCAGTTCCCCTCCTCGACGGCGGCGACTACACCCCCGAGGGCACCATCTCCGGGGACATCTCCGGCACCCTCTACCAGGACTTCGACGAAGACGGCCTCGTCGCCTGGACCTACAAGAACGCCGGGAAGGTCCTGCCCTTCACCTTCACGCCCGTCAGCGGTACCGGATTCATGGCGACCGGGCGATGCAAGATCAAGCCCGTCAAGATCGGCGGTGACGTCAAGAAGGCCAACACCACGGACTTCAGCTTCCCGATCATCGGTGACCTGCCGGCCCTCACCGCCCAGACCGGCGGCACCGGGGAGTGACCATGGCCGGCGACGACCGGGGCACGCTCTACCAGGTCGAGGGAGGCCGCCAACTGCGCCGCACCCTCAAAGAGGCCGGTGACGACCTCTCCGACCTCAAAGCGGCCCACAAGGAAGCCGCCACCATCGCCGCCGAGGGAGCCAGCAGCCTCGTCCCCGTGCGCACGGGCCGCCTCGCGGCGTCCATCCGCCCCGCCGGCACCAAGACCGCCGGCATCGTCCGCGTGGGCACCAAGGCCGTCCCCTACGCCCACGCCATCCAGTGGGGCCGCCAAATCTGGCCCTCCAAGACGGCCAGCCCCCCAGCCGCCCCCCGACACAAGTTCAAGAGCTTCATCAAGCCCTCCCTGTTCGCCACCGAGGGCGCCAAAGACACAGAGCCCCGATGGGTCGCCGCCTACGAGAAGGCCCTCCAAGACGCTCTCAACAAAGTGGAAGGAACCACCTGATGCGCAAACTGTTCGTCGCCTACGAGCTGGCCGACGGCACCGAAGGCACCGCCCGTGTCCTCATCGCGGACAAGCTCCGGTTCGAGAACACGGCCCGCGCCAACTCCTGGCCCGTCGAGGACGGGCCCCGCAGCGTCGCCGTCATGACCTACTCCGCCCTCACCCGCACCCACGCCATCCCCGAGGGCACCACGTTCGACGCATTCACCGAGGGCATCCTCATCGACGCCCAGCTCCTCGACCACGCCGAGGACACCACGCCGGACCCTACGAAGTAGGCGACTGGGGACGCACCATCGTCGCCCTGGCCATCCACACGGGCATCCCCGTCGCCGCGTGGATGGCCGAGCCGCCCGGCGTCATCGACACAGCCCTCGACCTCCTGGAGGAGATGAACAATGGCAAGTAAGTCCGCGATCCTGGCCGTCAGGATCATCGGAGACGCCAAGAGCGCCATCTCCTCCATGAAAGACGCCGAGGGCGCAGCCGGCGGATTCGGCTCCAAACTCGCGGGCCTCAAACCCGGAGCCCTGGCCGTGGGCGGGGCCGTCGTCACCGGCGTCATCGCCGCAGGAAAGGCCCTCTACGACCTCGGGTCCACGTTCGACGAGGTTGAGGACACCATCCGCGCGGGAACAGGGGCCACCGGGGACGCCCTGTCCGGCCTTGTCGACGACGCCCACGCCGTCGCCACCAGCGTGCCCACCGACTTCGCCACCGCCGGGCAGACCGTCGCAGACCTCAACACCCGCATGGGCCTGTCCGGGGACACCCTCCAGACCGTCGCCTCCCAATACCTGGAGGCCGGCCGCGTCCTCGGCCAAGACGTTGACATCTCCGGCACCACCGCCGCGTTCCAGGCCTTCGGCATCGAGGGAGACAACGTCTCGGGAGCCATGGACGCCCTGTTCCGCGTCTCCCAATCCACCGGCGTCGGCATGAACGAACTCGCCGGTGGCGTCCAAGGCAACGCCCTGGCACTCCAGGAACTCGGCTTCTCCTTCGACCAGTCCGCCGCCCTCGTCGGCACCCTCGACAAGGCCGGCGTGGACGCGAACGGCACCCTCAACGCCATGCGGAAGGGCATGATCACCCTCGCCAAAGACGGAGAGCAGCCCGCCGAGGCGTTCCAGCGGGTCACAGGCGAACTCCAGGGCTACATCGCCACCGGGGACACCGCCAGCGCCCTCGACCTCGCCTCGACCGTGTTCGGCACCAAGGGAGCCGCCCAGATGGTCCAGGCCCTCCAGTCCGGCGCGATCTCCATGGGCGACCTCACCGCCACCGCCGCCGGCACCGGTGACACGATCCTCGGCGTCGGGCAGGACACGATGGACGCCGCCGAGAAGTGGCAGATTCTCAAGAACCGGGGCATGGAGGCCCTGGAGCCCCTCGCCTCCAGCGTGTTCAGCTTCGCGGGCGACGCCCTCGGCGGTCTCATGGACTGGCTTGACTCCGTGGACTTCACGCCCCTGACCGGGGCCCTCACGACCGCGGGGACCGCCGTGTCCGGGTTCGGGAACTTCTTCACCGAGGCAGCCCCCAAGGTCGGGGGCATCGTCTCCACCATCCGCGACACCCTGACCCCCGTCATCTCCCTCCTGGCACCCATCGTCTCCAACGCGGTCACGATCATCACGGGCGTCATCAGCGGTGCCATGACCGTGATTCAAGGCATCGTCAACGTCATCAAGGGCATCTTCACCGGTGACTGGTCCCTCATCTGGCAGGGAGCCGGACAGATCGTCACCGGCGCGTGGAACATCATCAAGAGCGTCGTCACGGGAGCCATGAACCACGTCAAGGCCGTCATCTCCGCCGCCGGGACTATCCTGTCCAGCCTGTGGTCCTCGGCCTGGTCGGCCATGTCCTCCGCCGCCAGCCGGGGCGTTGGCACCGTCGTCGGGTTCGTGCAGTCCCTCCCGTCCCGCGCGAACGCCGCCCTCTCCTCCGCAGGCACTGCCCTGTTCAGTGCGGGCGTGGACCTCGTCAACGGCATGATCAACGGCATCACCAGCAAGGCGAAGGGCATCGCGGAGGCCGCCCTCGGCGGCGTCGCCACGGCCGTCAGCAAGGTCAAGGGATTCCTCGGCATCGCCAGCCCGTCCAAGCTGTTCCACGAGATCGGCGCGTTCACCGGGCAGGGCCTGGCGCTCGGGATCACGTCTGAAGCCGCCCACGTGCGCAGCGCCTACGAGGACCTCATCACCCCGCCCAGCCCCGCCAGCATCGACCTCGACGCCTACGGCACCACCCGCAACGCCGCCAACACTCAGGTCACCTACAACATCAACGTCACCGGCGTGCTCGACGGGGACGACGCGGCCCGCAAGATCGAGAAGCTCCTGCGCGATCACGCGCGGCGCACCGGGGCGGTGACCCTGTGATGAGTGACATCACCTGCACGGTCGCCATCGACGCCCAGCCCGTCGCCAGCAGCGCCGCGAGCCTGGAAGACGGCCAGACCACCGCCCTGGACGCCCTGTCCATCACCTGGGGCCGAGACACGCGCCTCGACCAGCCCCAGGCCACCACCTGCACCCTGCGCCTGGCCCTGCCCGCCGACCGTGCCCCCGAGGTCATGGACCAGATCGC